TCATGAACCTACCTTTAAACCAAAATCCTGCTGGAATTACTGAGTTAGATTTACGAGAAACAGGTGGATTTATTCCTCCAGTTGGTGTAAAAGAAAAGGCAGATGACATTCCTGCAATGTTATCAAACAACGAATTTGTATTTACAGCAGATGCTGTAAGAGGAATGGGTGACGGTAATGTCAACAAAGGAGCACAACGTATGTATGACATGATGAAAAAATTAGAAAAAGGCGGGAGAGTATAATGGCAGTTTCAGAAACAAGAGTATTACCACCGGAGTTTATAGAAGCAGCGGGTAAAACTTATTTAGAAGATTTATCTACAGCAGTAGGTGATTATAAAGGTGCAGATCTTTCAAAAGTATATGGTCCACAATTTGTAGCTGGACAAGATCCTTTACAACAAGAAGCGATAAAAAAATTACAAGCTGGTATTGGTTCTTATCAACCTTATATTCAAGCAGCAGAAGCAGCAACAGGACCACAAGCTTATAAAGCTTATATGTCTCCTTATCAACAAGATGTTATTGATGCAACTTTACAAGAATATGATATTCAAGCACAAAAAGGAATACCTGGAATAGCAGATAGAGCTATTCAAGCGGGAGCTTTTGGTGGTGCAAGACAGGGAGTTAGAGAAGCAGAATATGGAGCAGCATCTGCAAGAAATAGAGCTGCATTACAAGCACAGTTATTACAACAAGGTTTTGGTCAAGCACAACAACAAGCAGCACAACAATTTGGTCAACAAATGAATTTAGCTGGACAAGTTCCTGCATTACAAGGAGCAGACATTGGCGCATTAAGCACAATGGGCGGTGCATTACAAGCACAAAAACAAGCTGAACTTGCTGCTCAACAACAATTAAATATACAAAATTTAAATCAACCATTAACAGCCGCACAACAATACGGTTCAGGAGTTACAAGTTTAATAGCTGGTTATCCTGGTAAAAATATTCAAGAAGTTACTCCTAGTCCAAGTGGATTATCATCTTTATTAGGAGCAGGTTCTACATTAGCTGGTATCTACGGAGCATTAAAATAATGAGTAAAGTATTTAGAAGACCAATGTTTAGAGGTGGTTCTACTAACATGAATGGTATTATGTCTGGTATTGAAGATAGAGAAAATTTTCAAGACGGTACACCATCAGCTAGAGAACAATTAGAAAAAGCATATTCAGAGTATCCTGATACAGGAATTAGTCCACTAAATCAATTTTTAATCCAAGGTGGATTATCATTAATGTCTCAACCGTCTACAGGTAGTTTATTAGGAGATATAGCAACAGCCGCAAAAGATCCCACGTCTCAATTATTAAAATCATTATCTGAAAAAGGTAGGATAAAAAGAGAATTAGCTTTACAAGGTACAGCTTTAGATATTGAACAAGCTGGTAAAGAAAGATTATTAAAACAAAGAATAGATGCAGAAGCCGCTAAACAAACTGATGGAATTCAAGAAGCAATATATACAGAACAATTAACTGAAAATTTAAAAAATTATCCAGGTATGCCTGAAGTTGCTAAAAATGCTACGGATTTTCAAACAAAAAAATCAGGTGAATTATATAAAAAAGTAGGTCCTAAAGCACAAGGTGTTATTACATTCGATATAAATGATCCAGCTCAAGTTAGAAACCAGATAAAAGAAGTAAAAAAATTAGATGGAAAAATTGTATATGATCCATATCAAAATAATTATAAATATATAAAAATTAATAAAACAACTAAACAACCAGAAGTAAAAACCTATGGTAGTATTGAAGAAATACCATCTGGAGAAGAGATAGATGCAACAGAAACTACGGAAATAATTAAAGAAGATCAACCAACTCCAGGTCTATTTGGTCAAAAAACAAAACCCAGACAAGAAATAAAACCAGCAGGTCAATTAGATCCTTTTTTACAAAATACATAGGAGATTAAATGGCTGAAGTAAAATTTACTCCACTATTACCGGCGGAAGAAGGTAATGAAGCCTCTTGGTACACAGCAGGTCTTTCAGGTATTGCATCAGGTTTAATTAAAGTTCCAGAAGGTGTATTTTCATTAGGTGCAGAATTAATTGATCTAGGTTTTGATACTAACACTGCAGCAGATGTTGAAATATTTTTTGATAAACTTAATCCATTTGAAGAAATTGCAGAACAAAAAGGTATAGGTAAATTAACCGAAGCTTTAATTTCAATTGGAATACCTGGAACTGTTGGTTTTAAAGCAGGTACAAAATTAGCAGATAAATATTTTAAAGCTAAAAAATTAGGTAAAGCTGTAAGCTCAGGTGATAAAAAAATAGTAAAAGGAGCTGAAAAAGCATTTAAGTTAAACGAGAAAGAAGGTATTCAAAGATTTGCGGTTGGAACTATGGGTGGGGCAGCAGGTGAGTTTTTTGTAGCTGATGTTGAACAAATAGGTACATTTGGTGACTTATTTGATGCGGGTCCTACTCAGTTAGATACTTATGATGTAAATGGTGGTAGAGAAGATGCTACTAGAAAACTATTGAATAGATTAAAATTTAGCAGTGAATCATTATTATTTACACCTATTGTAGGGGCTGCAGGTAAAAGTGCAAAAGCTTTAGCTCAAAAAGGGAAAGCATTAGCATACAGCAATAATAGATTTGAAAGATATTTAAATAAATTTGCAGAAGCATTTACTCCCGAAGGACCATTAACCAAAGCTTTATTTGGTTCTCAAAAAGTAATGGAAGGATTTAGAGCTGCAGATATGAATAAAGCTACAGAATTAGTTAAACGTTTAGATAGAACTGTATCTAAAGCTTTTCCTGAAATGCAGAAAGTTTTAGATAGATCTTTAAGTAAAGAAGAAAAAGAATTATTCTACAAAGAAATAAATGATTTAATATTAGATGGCGATCTAACTAAACCTTTATCAGATTTTTCTAATCCTAAAAAACTACAAGAATTTGTAGATAATTTAAAGAAGAAAGGAGTTAGTGAAGAAACAACAGGTGCTTTAATGAGCACTATAGATGATGCAAGAGCCACTTTTAAAAATTTAATTCAAACAACTAATAAATATAATGCACCTGAGCTAAAAAATATTTTACAAGAAAGAATAAAAGAGTCTGTAAAAAATACATATAAAATTTTTGAAGATTCTCCAGTTTTAGGAATTTTTGGTAGATATAGACCTACAGATGAAGTAAAAGAAGAAGCTATAAAATTTTTTCAAAAACAATTATCGGATGCAGGTGGTAAAAAAGATCTTGATTTATATTACCAAGAAGCAAGAGACATTGTGGATAAAATTTTAGAAGATGGAGTTAAAGCAAAAAAATCTACTAAAGCATTGGCTGATCCAACTTATATTAAAAAAACTTTAGAGGGGTTTAATAAAGATGATAAATTTATTGCAAAAGTTATTGATGATAATAAAGGAGCAACAAAAGAAATAAGAAAACTATTGGGAGAAATGAAAGATCCTAGATATTCTATATTTAATGCAATAACACAATTGTCTGGTATGGCTAGAAATAGTGCGATGTTGAAACAAATGGTTGATGAAAATGATTTAATTCAATCTCAAGGAGGTGTTGGAAGTTTTTGGAAAACAAGAGCAGAAGCTAGAGCTGCAACTAATAATACAGTAGAAATAATAGAAATAGGTAAAAAAGATAAACTTAGAGGTCTTTCTGAATTTAAAACTGAACAGATAGCAAATCCATTAATAGGTAAATTTACAACAAAACCAATTGCAGAAGCATTAGAAAAAGCAAATAATTTAACCGAAGGTTATTTTACAGCTGCAGTTAGAGGTAAGGAAGGAGCATCAGCTGCTGAAAAAGGTGCAAGTTTTTTATATAGAAATTTATTGTTGTTTCCAAAAGCTGCGTCACAATTAGCAAAAACTGTATTTTCTATTCCTACACACTTACGTAATATTATTAGTGCCGGTGCATTTGCATCAGCAAATGGAATATTATTTCAAGGTTTTAGAAATCCTAAAATGTTAGGAGATGCGTTTAGAAGAGGTTGGGAAATATCTGGTGTAGGTAATTTAAAAAATACTAGATTTAAAGATTTAGATTTTGAAAATGCATATAGAGAATTATTAGAATTAGGAGTTGTAAACTCACAAGTTCAAATAGGAGATCTTAGAGCCTTAATGAAAGACGTTAATTTTGGAGATAAGATAGGTGATTTAGATGCAGTGTTAAATCCAATGCTTTCTAAATTAAAAAAAATTCCTGAATATTTACAAGGTAAATACACAGCTGAAGATGATTTTTGGAAAATTACTAATTACTTTGTTGAAATGGATAGGAGAAGAAATGCATACATAAAAGATGCAGCTAGAAAAAATATAAAATTAGATATCAATAATCCTGAATTTATAAAAAAATTAAAACAAGAAGCAGCAGCTATAGTTAGAAATACAGTTCCTAACTATGCGTATGTTGGTGATGTAGTTAGAACTGCAAGACTATTACCGGTTGGTAACTTTATGTCTTTTCCTTCTGAAATGATTAGAACAACAGTTAATATTGGTCAACAAGCAATAAAAGAATTAAAGCATATCCCTAGTCCAGGAGTAACCATTAAAGGTTCGGATATAACTCCTATGGTCACAGAAGTATTGGAAGATGGTACCACTAGAATAGTTAAAAATAATAATCCAATGTATAGTATTGGTATGACAAGAGCTGCTGGTATGGCATTTACTTTAAATGCTGTTCCAGCGATGGCCGTAGAAGGTGCTAAAGCTTTATATAATGTAACAGAAGATGAAATACAAGCGTTAAGACAATTCGTTCCTGAGTGGTCAAGAAATTCTACACTAATTCCAATTAGAGATGAAGATACAGGTAAATTAAAGTACGTAGATTTTAGTCATTCGAATGCATATGATTTAATTGGTCGACCATTTAGAACAATGGCTAATGAAATCATGAATGCTACTAAAGATGGAGATACAATACTTAAAGGATTTATTACTGGGGCAGATGAAGCAGTTACAGAGATAGCTGCACCATTTATAGATGAATCTATATGGACTCAAGCTGCAGCGGACATAGATTTATTTCCTTTACTTCCTGGAAGAGGAGGTAGAACAAGAGATGGTAGAATTTTATATACTGATCAAACACCTTTAGGTGATAGAATGTCTATTAAGTTTAGACATTTAATGGAAGCTCTTGCTCCTTCATACAAACAAGGTGTTAGAATTTATCAAGCAGCCACGGAAACACCTACAAAAACAGGTAAGATATTAGAATTGGATGATCAAATGGCTGGATTTATTGGATTTAGACCAGTTGAAGTTGATCCAGAAAGATCTATGGGATTTAAAATTGCTGAATATCAAAGAGGTATTAGAAATTCTAGAAGAGAATTTACTGGAGGTGTATTTGGACTATTAAAAGGTGGGCCAATAGAACCAAATGATATTATTAAAAGATTTTATCAATCTAATAAAGCACGATTTGATGTACAAAAAGAAATGCATAAAAATATTAATGCAGCAGAAATATTAGGTATGTCAAGAAGAAATTTAGAAAAAGAATTTTCTGATAGACAACTTTCTTCTTCTAACTTTAATAATCTTAGAACAGGAAAATTTAATTCTTATTATCCTTCAGAAGATATTCAAGATAGATTTAGAGAAATTGCAAGAAACCTTGGAACTTATGATGTTTTTAATATAGCAAGACCTGTACTAAGAAGAATGGAGTTAGATATGAATAGATTAAGATTAGATGGATCATTTCAAAAAAACATAGAACCTCAAAGATTTGCACAAGGTGGATTGGCATATAAACCTAATTTAGAAGAAATAGATCAAGAAGGAATAGATATAAATGATTATTTAATTGAAGAATTACAAACACCTCCATTACCACAAACACCTATGCCTAGCGCCCAGATACTACAACCACAGCCTCAGGCTCCAGGAGCCATTACTCAAAATGGATTGACGCCAACAGAAAATGCTTTATTATCTGAAGAAGAAAAACAAATAAGATTAAGACAACGAGGATTGGCATAATGCCTAGAAAAGATTTAGCACTAGATAAGATAGAATCACACGAAAAACTTTGTCGTATTATGCAAAAACAAACTCATCAAAAAATTTCAGGAATAGAAAACGATATTAAAGAAATTAAAAATCATGTGCGTTATGCAATGACTGCTTTAGTAGCAGGTATGTTTACTATTATAATAATACTATTCGAAAAACTGTAGTTATTTTGGGAGGTTGGGCACTCAGCTGCCGGGATTGATTATAGTGGGGACTATAATCGCTATATCCATTCTCTAAAATCTTCATCCATAATTGTATTAGCAATATTAACTTTTTCACGCAAAGCTTTTACAATTCTTTCATCAATAGTGTCTTGACTCATGATGTCTATGTATGTCATTTTTTGAGTTTGACCTATACGATCAATACGTGCTTCTGATTGTTGACGTTTTTCAAGATCATAACCATTTGAAAAATAAATCATATTACTTCCAGCAGTTAATGTAATACCATAACCACCTGTATGAGTAGTGCCAACAAAGAACCTGCATTTATCATCGTTTTGAAATTTTTTAATATTAGCTGATCTTGCATCAGTGTCTGTTGCACCATAATAATCTACAACAGAGTCATCACCATATACTTTTTTAATCTCAGAAATAATTCTTCTTACATCATGAGTATAATGAGACCATATAATAGTTTTACCCTCAACATTTTCTAGAATGTTCATTAGTTCACCTAACCTACTACATGGTAAATTTTTTACTGTGCCATCATCCGCAGTAAAATGACCACAAGTAATTTGATGTAGTCTCATTAACTGAGTCATGACAGTTGCTGAAGATTGCATTTTACCATCCAAAAATGCAATAGCTTCTTTTTTCATCTGAGTATAAACTTTTTTCTGTTCTGCAGTTAATTCAACATAATGTTTAACATAAGTTTTTTCAGGTAAATCTAAACAATCTTCTTTTAATATTCTTTTTGAAAAAGGTTTTATTTTATCTGATAACTCACCTAAATTCATATAGCCTACTACAATTTCTACTCTTCTACCATTAACTTCAATTTTTCTCATTTTTGCGTATCTAGATCTAAAAGTCCAGTAAGAATCATGACCTAAAAGCCACGGGTCAAGAAAAGCACATTGAGAAAATAAATCTAATGGTGATTTAGTCACAGGAGAACCTGTTAGTATTCTTCTATATTTAGCATGTTCTCTCAAAGCTAAAATATTTTTAGTTCTATTAGATGTTGGAGTTTTAATAGTTGTTGCTTCATCAATTGCAATCATTGCTTTATGACAAGATAAAAACTTTTGTGCAAAATCAGCGCCATCACCTGATGAAAAAGATTCAACATTCATAATTAAAATATGAAAGTCTGTGCCAGGTTCAAATAAAGTATTTAATATTTGTTTTTGTTTTTTAGATTTATCAGATGTTTTCCATAACACCATTTTTTTATAGATATGATCAGGTAAGTGTATTGGAACTTCCTGATCATACCAGTTCTTATAAACACCTTTAGGTGCAATAAGAAGGAGGCCATTTATTTGGCCTTTATCATATAACATAGCGGCATTATCTAAAAGTACTTTAGATTTGCCTGTACCCATTTCCATGAAGTACGCAAAATTTTCTTTATCCCAAGATGCTTTTAACGCATCTAATTGATGTGCGTATGGTTTAGTTTTAAATTTATAATTCATATATTTGCTTTACTTTTCTTTCTAATTATAATAATACTTTAAAAAAAGGAAGAAGTCAAATGAAATTTTTAAAAAAGATACAATCATGAATAGTAAAGTTTATTTATTACAAGATATACCTATTGATCATAAAACTGGTCAACCTAAATACAATATTATAGGTGCGACAAAATATGGCAATATAGAAATAATGTTTAGAGCATTAGAACAGATAATGTTTTCACCGGGACCTTTTATATTTAGTATAAGACAAAAATTAAAAGATTTTACAAAAGATGATTATCTATTGTTAAATGGTGATCCAGCTATTATTGGTGTAACTTGTGCAATTGCCTCAGAAATGACAAACGGAAAATTTAAGTTATTAAAATGGGACAGACAAGAAAAAACTTATTATCCTATAGAAATAAATATATTTCAAAAATAAACTTGACAAATAGTTTTTTAACTATTATTATTCCGGCCATGAAAGTTAAAAAGAAAATAATAGGAGTTACAATATGTTAATAGATTTAAGAAAAGATGCTCCAGATCAAACAGATGTTTTGGATCCGGAAAAATTATCAACGGAAGTTGAGAAATTAAAATCTCTTCAAAAAGAGATTAAGTCTTTAGAAAATCGTGCAAAAGATTTAAAGGAAGATGAAAAACATTTCAGTTGTGTAGTCATTCCAAAATTAATGGAAGATATGAATTTAAAATCTCTTAAACTAAGAGATGGTTCAGAATTAACTGTTAAAGATATTTATGGTGCCACTATAAAAGCAGACAAAAAAGCTGAGGCACATCAATGGCTTCGAGATAATGGCTTAGGTGATATAGTAAAAAATAATATTATTGTGTCATTTGGTCAAGGCGAAGATAACAAGGCAATGGCTTATGCTACCCTTGCGAGGTCTGAAGGGTATGAACCTATCCAAGAGGAGAAAGTTCACCCTCAGACACTCAAAGTAGTTATGAAGGAATGGAAAGACAAAGGTAATGAAGTTCCTACAGAACTATTCTGGACGTTTGATGGAAATCAAACTTCTATAAAAAATAAAAAATAAATAATAACCTAATAAGGAGATATAATATGGCTGATACAAATGCTATAACTAAGAAAGATAATGCAGGTGCATTATCAACTATCAATCTAAGAGGAGACTCTGGAAGAGGTAGTGAAGAAATCAAATCGGATGATATGTCAACACCGATCTTGAAAATCCTACATCAACTATCCCCTGAATGTAATCAAACTAATGCTAAATATGTAGAAGGTTCTAAACCTGGTATGATTTATGCTAAAGGTTTGGGTACATTACTAGATGGTGAAAAAGGTGTGGATATAATTGTTGCACACGTGCAAACAAGATATCCAGAATGGCAAGAAATGGGAGACACAGCGGCTCCGCCTGTAACAACACATCTATCTATTCCAGAAGATGCTCAGGAAGAAAGAAACGGTAAGTGGAGATTATCAAATGGTAACTACTTAGAAAAAACTGCGTACTTTTATGTAATAGTTTTAGGTGATGAACCTAGACCTGCAGTAATTACCATGAGATCATCTAACTTAACACCGGCGAGAGAATTAAATCAGTTGATTAAAAATCTTAGATTTAAGGATGACAAAGGTGTTTACAATCCAGCAGCATATTCTTCAGTTTATAATTTAAAAACTGTAGGTAAAGTTGCAGGAAGTAAAAGCTGGCACGTCTACAAACCTTCTATGTCTAGAGCGTTAGATGTAGCTAAGAAAGAGGATGCTGACTTATATTTAATGGCACAAGAGTTACAAAAATCTGTATCCAAAGGTGCTGCTAAACCTGAATATGAGAAAAGCAATAAACCTCAAACTGAGGATATTGTATAATTCACTAAGTGAATACTTCGAAGGCTGGGTGGACACGGGAGACTGTGTTCACCTATTTAAAAAATAGAGAATAAGGAATAGAAATGCAAGAATTTATAAAATATTTTAAAGGCTTAGAAAGAGACTTTGGATTTTGTAATATAACTAAAGGTTATAAAGATCCAGAAACAGGAAAGATAAAATTTAATTCAGGTGATTATGGTTGGGCAGGTAAACCAATTAAAGATTCAGATTATCAAGAACATTTAGAAGGTAAAAAATCTATAGGTATACAACCTTGTGATGATAATAGTTATGCAAGATTTGGTGCAATAGATATAGATCCTAAAGTATATAAAAATTTCGATATAAAATTTTACTTAGATGTAATTCAACAAAAACAATTACCTATTATTCCAATTAAATCAAAAAGTAATGGATTACATTTATATGTATTTACCGAACAACCTGTGAAAGCTTTAGAAATAAAAGAATTTTTAGAACAAGTATTATTTTTATTTAATCTTACGATTAAGACAGAGATATTTCCTAAACAAACTAAGTTGGGTTCCAATACTGAAGGTCAAAAAATGAATGGGAACTTCATTAATCTTCCATATTTTAATAAAGTAGAAAGAGTTGCATTAAAACCAGATGGGACTGAAATGTCGTTAGATACATTTTTACAATGTGTTGAATTAAATAAAGTTAACGTAGAACAATTAAGAAATATAAAAGACAAAATTATTAAAGATGAATTAACTGGTGGTGCAGATGAATTTAAAGATGGTCCACCATGTTTAGGTATTTTAACAAAAGAAATAATGACAGATAATAGGGATAGATTCTTATTTAACTACATGGTGTTTGCTAAGAAAAAATATTCAGATGATTGGAAAACTAAAGTATTAGAAGCTGCTAGAAATTATTTTAAATTTGATCAAAACTGGACCGATGATCATGTAAAACAAAAAATAAAAAGTTGGGATAAACCAACAGCAGGTCATACTTGTCATCAAGATCCGATCAATACAGTCTGTGTTAAATCTGAATGTGTTAAAAGAAAATATGGTATAGCAAGTGAAGTTAAAGCAAGTTGGCCTGTATTAGGTAACTTGCAAAAGATAGATTTTAAACCAGATCCTGAATATTATTTTACTGTAGAGAGAGAAGATGGTGAAACGGTTCCTGTTCATGCGAAAGATATTAATAAAATAAAAGAACAAAAAGAAATGACTGGTATAATTATGGCTCAAGCGGATATACCTGTTCCTCCTATTAAAAGAATGGAATTTTTTGAAATAATTAGAACACTATTTGATAATCTAGATACGGTGCAACCGGCTCCAGGAACCAGGCCTCATGAGATATTACATAAACATTTAACTAATTTTGTTAATGAAACAAAAGCAACTAACTACCATTCATTTAAAAGTGGAAACGTTTATAAGGATGAAGTGTATGCATATTTTGTTTATGATGAATTCTATAGTTATTTAAAAGACAGAGAATGGAAAAAAGATTCTTCTAGGACTTCTCATATGATTGAAAAGTTATTTGATAAACCAGAATATAAAGATGATCCTAAACCAGAATTTAATAAAAAGAAAAGGTATCCTGGTAAAGATAAGAAAACAGGTAAACCATTTCCAGGAGTTAATGGCTGTGCAATGATCCCATTATATATTTTTAAAGATGAAGACGAAGATGTTGAAGAGATCGTAGATATAGAAGATGAAAAGGATATTGTATAATGATATATAAATATTATGGACCACCTGGCACAGGTAAGACTTATAAACTTATATCTAGAGCTAAAGCTTATGTTAAAATTGGTACACCATTACATAAAATAGGTTACTTTGCTTTTACTAAAAAAGCAGCGATAGAAGCTAGAACTAGAATGCCGGCAGAAGATAAGAAACTTCCTTATTTTCAAACACTTCATTCTTTTGCATATCACCAATTAACTTTAAATGAAGAGGATGTAATGCAACCATTTCATTACGAAGAGTTAGGAAAACTTTTAAATATAAAAGTTAAGTATCACGATAAATATAATAAAGAAGAAATATCTTATTTAAATTGTGATAGTCCATATTTTCAAATGATTGGTAAAGCAATGAATAGAGATACATCTATTAGAGAAGAGTTTGATAGAAGTGAGCATAATAATAAAGAAATAAAATGGCATCTACTTAAATACATAGATGACAATTTAAAAATATATAAACAAAAAAGAAAACTACTAGATTTTAACGATATGATTAAGAATCTAATAAATAAACAAAATTTACCTAAGTTTAAAGTTATATTTATAGATGAAGCTCAAGACTTGTCTCCACTTCAATGGCAGCTATATGATAAATTAAAAGAATGTGCAGATGATATATATCTTGCGGGAGATGATGATCAAGCTATTTATGCTTGGGCTGGAGCTAATGTAGAAAGATTTATAGAAGAACCTGCAAAAGAAAAAGTTTTAAAATATTCAAAAAGAATATCTAGAGTCATACAAGAAGAATCTGATATACCTATCAGCAAGATTAAGGGACCTAGAAAAGATAAAAATTATTATCCAAGAAAATTTGAAGGCACTAGTGAAAGAATAAATAATTTAGATCAAATAGATTTAACTTCAGGTAAATGGTTAATACTTACGAGAACACTTTCTAGATTAAGCTCTATCAAAGAAGAGTTAATAAAAAGAAACTTATATTTTAAAGTTAAAAAAGAAAAAAGTTTTAAGGTTAGATTATATAAATCTGCAATGAATTATACTTATTGGTGTATGGGTAAGATATTAGAAGAAAAAGACATTAAAGATATAAATGAATTTACTGGAAAGGAAAAATGGAATCATGAAGTTGAATGGTTCGATGCATTTGAAGAAGCAGATGAAAAAGAAAAATTATATATAAAAAATATGTTAGATAATGGTGAAAATTTGAATGAGGAAGCTAGAATATCTATATCAACCATACATGCTAGTAAAGGTGGTGAAGAAGATAATGTAATTTTGTGTCTAGACATAGGCAATAAAATAAAAAAAGCTATGCTAAAAAGCATAGACAAACATGATGAAGAACATCGTGTATGGTATGTTGGGATAACACGTGCCAGAAATAATTTATATAAACTAAAAGCTAACCTAAAAAGAAATGAGTACAAACTATGACAAATAAAGATATATTTAAAGATGCATTTCCACAAGATAAGCAGATAGGTGGGAGTCACTACAAAGACTTTCACATTCAACCATATGAATTTATTTCTAAGAATGACCTTTCTTTTTTCCAGGGAAACGTTATAAAATATGTATGTCGTTACATGAATAAAAATGGCATACAAGATTTAGAAAAAGTAATTCATTATTGTGAATTAGAAATTAAAAAACTGAAAGATACAAAAGGTAAAAAATAATGTTGATGCCGACTACAGAATGGGTACAACCCACAGAGTTTCCTGATTTAAGAAAAGCGGAAGAAATTGCAATTGACTTAGAAACCAGAGATCCTGATTTAAAGAAACTAGGTTCAGGGGCCATTATAGGTAATGGTGAAGTTGTTGGTATAGCTGTAGCTGTAGATGGTTGGAAAGGTTATTTTCCAATAGCACATGGTGAAGGACCTAACATGAACCGTAAAAAAGTTTTAGATTGGTTTACAGATATTTGTGCATCAGATGCCATTAAATTATTTCACAATGCTATGTATGATGTATGTTGGATACGTAATTTAGGTATAAAAATTAATGGTTTAATATTAGACACAATGATTGCAGCCAGTCTTATAGATGAAAATAGATTTCAATATTCATTAAATTCTTTATCTTGGATATATTTAAATCAAGGTAAGAATGAAGCTTTACTAAACAAAGCAGCTAAGGAAAGAGGATTAGATCCTAAAGCTGATATGTGGAAACTACCAGCGCAAGAAGTCGGATCATATGCTGAAAAAGATGCTGAACTTACTTTAAAACTTTGGCAACACCTTAAAAAAATAATTATTGAGGACGATCTTCAGGATATATTTAATCTTGAGACAGATCTGTTTCCTTGTCTGGTTGATATGCGTCACCTAGGGGTGCGGGTAGATGTTGAAAAAGCCAATCTATTGAAAACAGAATTGGCAGAAAAAGAAGAAAACCTAGTACAACAAATAAAAAAAGACACAGGAGTAGAAACTCAAATATGGGCAGCAAGATCAATTGAAAAAGTTTTTCAAAAATTGAACCTACCTTATGACCGTACTGAAAAAACTGACTCTCCTTCATTTACTAAAAATTTTATTTCTAAACATGAACATCCTACAGTTCGTATGATAGCAGAAGCTAGAAAAATAAACAAGGTTAGAACAACTTTTATTGATACTATTTTAAGTCATGAGCATAAAGGTAGAATTCATGCAGATATAAATCAAATTAGATCTGACGATGGCGGAACAGTAACTGGACGTTTTTCATATGCTAATCCAAACCTACAACAAATTCCAGCAAGAGATCCGGAAACAGGTCCACTAATTAGAAGTTTATTTATACCTGAAGAAGACTGTAAGTGGGGTACGTTTGACTACTCTCAACAGGAACCAAGATTAGTTGCACATTATGCATTAAGATTTGGATTACCTTCAGCTCAAATAATTGCTGATTCTTATTTAGAAGACCCAACTACAGACTTTCATCAAATTGTTGCAGACATGGCTCAGATAGATCGTAAAGAAGCTAAGACAATTAATTTAGGTTTATTTTATGGAATGGGTAAAGCTAAGTTACAAAATGAATTAAATGTAACAAAAGAAAAATCAGATGAATTATTTTTAACTTATCATAATAAAGTTCCATTTGTTAAACAGTTAATGAATAAAATTATGAATGCTTCACAAGCTAAGGGACAAATAAAAACATTACTTGGTAGACGTTGTAGATTTCCTAAATATGAACCAGTGTTGAGAGGTTCTGATTGGGGTACATTTGTTCCAGCAGAAGATCACGAGAGAATGGAAGAACTAAAAGCTATGGGTCCATTTTTAAAAGATAATGAAGATAAAATTATTACTGATAAAGACGGTAATAAAAAGAAAAACTACTGGCATAACAATCCAACACGTAGAGCTTTTACATACAAAGCATTAAATAAATTAATTCAAGGTAGTGCAGCTGATATGACTAAAAAAGCTATGGTTAATTTATATAAAGAAGGTATTATAGGTCATATACAAATTCATGATGAATTAGACTTTTCTATTGAATCAGAGAGTCAAGCAAAAAAAATAAAAGATATTATGGAAAATGCAGTTGACTTAAAAGTACCAAATAAAGTAGACTATGAGTCTGGTCCTAATTGGGGAGAAATAAAATAATGTACTATGTCTTATTTAAATGCTAACATACCGCCGATTTATTGTAAAATACGGAAGGAGTATCTTTATGATCTTAAAGAACATCATGGCGAAAGTGAAGACTGTGTGGTCTTCGGTTTGGTCTCTATTTCAGGGCGTGCCCTCTTATTTAACATCATGTTACCTAATGGTGCGTGCTTTTGGCGTTTGCCTATCTCAGCGTTTTTCCAAAAACATTATGATCGAGCCGATGTGCCGGATATGCAGGCGAACGAGCTTCAATTGTGGAATTGTTTTAGCTATTGGCCTAGTGTGCATTGCTTTGATTGGTTGGCTGGTATAGACGGTAAGTATCT